TCCTGAACGGAGATCCCAAAAAGCTAACTCGAACGCAATCAATAGAAATCAATGACATTTTGCGTAAGATGGAGGGCTGGGATCAACCGAGTGGAGGCATCCGATTCTCACATTATGGAGTGCAAAAAGGGTTCATTCGGAAAAAATAACGAGGTTTTTTGTAACTTTGAGAAAGTTACATTGGGGGTAGAAAGTTACAAAAAGAAAACCTGTTCCCTAGAAAACGTAACTTTGTAACTTTGTGTAACTTTCTAAAGTTACGGTCTAAGCCTTAGAAAATCAAGGAGATAGAGTATATGTAACTTTGTAACTTTATTTGTATAGAGATGTTTAGAATTAAGGATATACACCCCTATATTTTCTTATTTCTGAAAAAGTGTACGCACATGTGCGTGCGCGCGTAACAGGTTACAAAGGATTTGTCAAGGGGTAAAGGAGAAAATATGAAAAATATTTTTTCAGGGCTGTTCCGGCCCGACAAAACAATAACGGAAAAGCAAGTTGAACGGAATTTTGTGAAGGCGGTCAAAGAGGCCGGAGGGCTCGCGATGAAATTCGTCTCCCCGGGACGCGTCGGCGTGCCCGACCGTATCGTTCTTCTTCCTGGAGGGCGGGCGGTCTTTGCGGAGATCAAGTGCCCAGGCGGGAAACTGCGGAAGGCGCAGGAAGCGGCGCACAGAGAGATTCGCGCGAAGGGATTCCCGGTCTGCGTGATTCGCTCGGATGCCGATATCCGCACGTTCTGTGAGTTTTTCATCGATGCGTAGGGAGTTCGTACCGCGTCCGTATCAGGAGTATGCGATACGGCGGATCATAGATACACCTGCCGTTGCTCTTCTGCTGGATATGGGCATGGGCAAGACGGTCTCGACGCTGACAGCGATCGATGAGCTGATGTACGACCGCTTTGCCGTACGCAAAGTGCTTGTGATCGCTCCGCTGCGTGTGGCACTGAGCACGTGGCGCGACGAGTGTGAGATGTGGGCGCATACGCAGAACCTGCGCATCTCCATCGTTGTCGGCGATATGGCGACACGGGAAGCAGCATTGCGGGCGGACGCAGACATTTACGTCGTCAACCGCGATGTGGTTAAGTGGCTGGTCGGCTACTACCGCAACAAATGGCCGTTCGATATGGTGGTGATCGACGAGTCGAGTAGTTTCAAAAACCCCGCATCGCAGAGATTTAAGGCCCTGCGGAAGGTACGGCCGCTGATGAGGCGTGTCGTACTTCTCACCGGGACGCCCGCCCCCAACGGCCTGATGGATCTCTGGAGTCAGCTGTATCTCCTTGATCGCGGCGAACGGCTCGGCAGGACACTAACGGAGTACCGTGAGCGATATTTCCGACCCGGACAGCAGAACGGCTATGTCGTATACAGCTACGATCTGCGTCCCGGTGCCGACAAAGAGATATTCCGCAAAATCGGTGATATCTGCGTCAGCATGAAGAGCGAGGATTATCTGACACTGCCTCCGCTGATGCAGAACGTTGTCAAGGTGCAGCTGCCGGATGAAGCGATGGAGCGATACCGCGAGATGGAAAAGGAGCTTGTCCTTAGCGCCAGGGATACGGATATCACTGCCGTATCTGCTGCCGCGCTGACAAATAAGCTGCTGCAGCTGGCAAACGGGGCTGTCTATGACGCAGAAAAAGAAGTTGTGCAGATCCACGGGGCGAAGCTTGAGGCGCTGGATGAGATCGTCAGCTGCAACGAGGGAAAGAGTGTCATGGTGATCTACAGCTATCGACATGACCTTGACGCGCTGCGGCGTCGATATCCAAAGGCGCGGGAACTCAAAACGGCGGATGATATCCGCGACTGGAACGCCGGACGCATACCGATTCTCTTGGTTCATCCGCAGAGTGCGGGACACGGACTTAATCTCCAGCACGGCGGGCATATTGCTATCTGGTACGGACTGACATGGAGCCTCGAGGCATATCAGCAGACGAATAAGCGGCTGCATCGTCCGGGACAGACTGAATCTGTGGTGCTGCATCACCTTGTCGCAAAGGGAACGATCGACGAGGATGTAATGCGGGCACTGGAAGGAAAGGCCGCAGGGCAGGAGAGTATGTTGGATGCGGTCAAAGCAAGGATAGAGCGCTACAAGGCGCGATAAGGAGGACTACGAAATGTTGATTTTCATGAAAAATGTCAAGAAGATTCTGGGCAAGGACGAGGCCTTGTCAGTGATTCGTTACCATGCAGGGCGGGCCTATGTGTCAAATCGGTACAGCTGTATTTGGGTGGAGGATGCTTCCGACAGAGAGGGAACCTTTGATTTACAAAGCAACCTTATGTGCGAGAACGCTGCAATGCCGAATTATGACAAGCTGTTGCCGCCGATTATCGGCAGTGAGCCCTATACGAGAGTCTGTGCAAATGAGTTTACGGAATTTCTTGCAGCGATGAAGCCGGTGAACGCGTGTACACCGAAAAAGCAGATCGCGACCTTGCTGCTGGTGTGGCGCATGGACGGGCTTACTGCGTATATGCGCAGTGCCAAAATGAACGTGAGTTATCGTTTTTCGAGTGTGTCAACGAACATCGAGGATGGGCAGACCTTTTACGCAGCGTTCGATGCGCGGCGCCTCTCCGATCTCGTCGATTACTTCCGTCAGCGCACGGCTCCCGTGCGCTTTTACCCGCCCGTGCGTAAATTCGCTCCCTTGCGGATGGAAGTGGACACGGAACTCATTTCTGCGGTACCTGCGGGAGGGTTGATTGCGCCGTTGACGAGATTCGAGGAGGAGCGCTTTGCGGATATTATTCCGGACAAGGCTGAGTGATCGGAGGTCAGAGAAATGGCAGATACGAAATATCCACAAGACGAGGAGAAAAACGAGTACCGGTACATTGACTGCGGATGGCTTGACGAGGTGGCAACCGGGCTGACTGCAGGCGCAAAGAAGCATCCCGGCGAAACGTGGAAAGATATCCCTGCCCGCGAGCACGCGGCGAGAGCGTTTCGGCACTTGTCGCTCTATCTCAAAGGGGATGTCACCGAGGAGCATCTTGTCAACGCGAGCATGCGCTGCATGATGGCGCGCGTGATGGAGCGGGAGGAGGAAATGGATGCAGATGATGAGGTTGAAGACTCATATTGACAAGCAGATACTTGACGCTTGTTGCGGCTCTCGGATGTTCTGGTTCGACAAGGATCATCATGCAGCCGTGTTTATGGACAACCGCAGCTTTGGCAAAACACTGTGTGATGGACGGCGATTTGAGGTCAGACCCGATTTAATTGCTGATTTCCGAGAGATACCATTTCCTGACGAGAGTTTCCGTCTTGTCGTATTCGATCCGCCGCACCTGTGCAGAGCCGAAAAGCGATCATGGCTCGGTATCAAGTACGGCGTGCTCGAAAGCACATGGCAAGAAGACTTGCGTCGAGGATTTGAGGAGTGTATGCGTGTTCTGCATCCATACGGCGTGTTGATTTTCAAATGGTCGGAAGATCAGATCAGCACGGCGGACGTTCTGAAACTTTTTCCCGTGCAGCCATTGTTCGGGAATCGTCGAGAGAGGGCAATCTGGTTGACGTTCATGAAATTTCCGAGTGAGGAAGGTGATATAGATTGACTGACATAAGACAAGTAAGGGCATACCTCTGGCGTGTCCGAGATGCAGAGCGGGAGCTGAAACTGCTTGAACAGGAGTACGAGCAGGCAAAAGCCGATATCTTGCATCTGAAAGCGATCCAGTATGACGCGGATAAGGTCAGCGGAGGCAAGATCGGTGACCTCTCCGATGCGATTGCGGTACTGGAGGGATACGCAGAGCGTGTGAATGCAAAATGGGATGAGCTGATCGCGCTGCGTAAAGAGGCAGAGGAACGCATTGACAAACTAAAGGACGGACGCTATCGCGCGGTGCTGAAACGGCGGTACTTGTGTGGACAAACGTTAGAGAGGATCGCGGTTGATCTGGGGTATAGCTATAGACAGGTCAAACGGATTCACGGAGGAGCAATGTGCCAAATTCAAAAAGATGTCCTTTAATGTCCCCTTTGACCTGTGATATAGTGTAGACTGAAATTAGGGACACTCTGCGCGCTGCAAAGTGTCCTTTTTTATGCGCGGAATCGTAAGAAAATCGCACGAAAAATGCCAAGATCCCGCTCTATTGCTGAAAACAATCGTAAGAAATCGTAATATAAATTTCTGCGATTTTTTACACTTCGTATTTCTGAGATATAAATTTTTAAAGGCAGGTGGTGAGCGTGTAGCATGGCGAACGAGCAGAATCTGATTCCGAATCATGAGCGAACTCCGAGTGAACTCCGAGAGATCACAACGAAAGGCGGCATCGAAAGCGGCAAGGCACGACGCCGCAAGAAAGCACTGCGCACGGCACTCAAGGAGGCAGTCGCGCTTTCGCTGAAAGAACTGCACCCGGATCTCAGGGCGGGCATTATGGCTGCTGCAGGCATCGAGGATGAGGCTCTGACGATTAGCGATGCGATCCTCGGCAGCATTGTCCGGAGTGCCTGCGCCGGCGATCCGAAGATGATGAAGATCCTACTGGACACGATCGGCGAAAGCGCGGATGTTCGCCTCCGGGAGCGCGAAGTCAAGCTGAAAGAGAAGTCGCTTGATAATGATCGAGCGGACGGTGCTGCATCGATTACGTTTGTATTTGAGAGGGAGGAGACGGAATGAACGAACGGAGGGTCAATGTCGCAGAACTAATTGCGCCGAGTTTCGACGGTCTTTTCTTTGATGTGCAGGGGCACCGCTACACGCACTATTGGCTCGCGGGCGGGCGCGGGTCTACGAAGTCGAGCTTTGCATCGCTCTGTGTGCCGCTTATGCTCCTCCAGAATCCGCGCTGTCATGCGGTCGTTTTGCGCAAGGTCGCGAATACCCTGCGTAATAGTGTCTACAATCAGGTAGACTGGGCGATTGATGCGCTGGGCTTATCCGACGCATTCGCGGCGCGGGTGAGTCCCTTGTCGTTCGAGTACCGCCGCACGGGACAGAAAATACTTTTTCTCGGCGTAGATGATAAAAGTAAGATCAAGTCGCTCAAGCTGCCGTTCGGTTACACCGGAGTTGTGTGGATGGAGGAGCTTGACCAGTTCACAGGTATGGAGGAGATACGAAGCCTCCTGCAGTCACTTTTGCGCGGCGGCGAGCGATACTGGGTGTTTTACTCGTACAACCCACCGAAGAGCCGTAACAACTGGGTCAACGAGGAGGCACTGTTTGACCGTGCGGATCGCGTTGTGCACCGCTCCACGTATCTGGGCGTTCCGCCCGTGTGGCTCGGGGAGCAGTTTATTTCAGAGGCGGAGCGGCTACGCGAAAAGAACGAAACCCTGTATCGGCATGAATACCTCGGTGAGGTCACGGGCACGGGCGGCGGTGTGTTCGACAATGTGGAGGATGTGGAGATGAGCGATGCGGATGTGGCGATGTTCGACCGCCTATATCACGGGTTGGATTTCGGTTTTGCCGTTGATCCACTCGCGTTCGTATCCATGCACTACGACGCTAAACACGAGGATCTCTACATCTTCGATGAAATCTATGAGCAGCGACTCACAAATGCACAGGCGGCGCGGAGGGTTCTGCCACGTCTCCACGGGCAACACCTGACCGCAGACGCCGCAGAGCCGAAGAGCATCGCCGAAATGCGTGGTCTTGGGCTGAATGTGCAGGCAACGCGCAAGGGGCCCGACTCCGTTGCATACGGGATTCACTGGCTGCAGGGGCGCAGACGTATCTTCATCGACAAGCGCCGCGCACCGAACACCTACCGCGAGTTCATCGGTTATGAATACGAGCGCAACAAAGATGGGCAATTCATCAGCGCATATCCCGACAAGGATAACCATACGATTGACGCGGTACGCTATGCGACGGAGGCACTTGCGGCGGGTGAACGCATACGAGCGATGCGCGGCAATATCTACTGAGGAGGGACGCATTTGGACATCAACGAAATGGCAGAGACTTACACGCTGCTGCATGACGCCTACTATGGTGACGGGCAGTTCAAGCAGGGCGGAGCACTCGTGCGTCATACACGCGAGAGTCCGGAGAACTTTGCCAAGCGGAAAAAGCTCGCCTACTACCTCAACTACACGGGACCGATTGTCAACGCGTCGGTGGATCCCATCTTTCGCAACGAGATCAAGCGCGAGTACAACGATACGGCGAAGTTCAAGGTGTTTCTCGATGATGCCGACCGCGCGGGCACAGACCTGCAGAACTACATCCGCCGCCTTGCGGTTATGGCAAAGCTCTACGGCGCCATCTACATTGTCGTCAATAACGAGGCACAGATCGGCGCGACGGTGCAGGACAGTCTCAACAAGAGGGCACTGCCGTATCTCGTCCACGTTCTGCCGAGCGAGGTCACACACTGGCATTTCGATGAACGCGGGCGGATGGTCGAGTTTGGGTATAAGAGCAGCATGAAGGACGCAGAGGACAAAACCCGCACGCGCTATTATACGTGGTCGGAAACGGCGTGGACGGTCGCAGATGAGAATATGCAGATCATAAGGCAGGGAGAGAACCCGCTCGGGCGGCTGCCAGTTGTGCAGTATTTCGGACGCAGCACTGACCCGATGGAGGTGCTGCCGCCGCCGGAATTCCTGTCGGTCGCGCAGACGAATCTCCATGTCTACCAGCTGTGCAGCTGGCATACACAGATTTTGCAGAACCAGACGTTCAACATCCTCATCATGCCGCACACAGGCGCGTCCGAACTGACCATCGGTACGAACAACATGCTCGGCTATCCTCCGGAGAGTCAGCACCCACCCGCCTTTATCGCGCCCGAGGCTGCGCCCGCGCAGGTGCTCACGGAGCAGATCGACCGCCTTATTCGGGAGATGTACCGCATGAGCGGGATTGATTCTGTGATCGGCGTACAGTCGGCAAAGTCCGGCGTTGCGCGTCAGTGGGATTTTGAACGGACGAATCAGCGGCTTGTCGACTTTGCAATCCAGTGTGAGGAGGCGGAGAAAGCCATCATCGCGCTCTATGAGGCGTGGACGGGGGAGCAGATCAATTACATCTGCGAATATCCGCGCGACTTCAAGATCTCGGATGTGACGGAAGGGCTTGCACAGGCGCAGGCGGCGCTCGACCTCGGGCTTGACAGCAAGACATATCAAGTGGAGGTCGCGCGCAAAGTCCTTGAGGCGTACTTGCCGAATATCGAGCCGGTGACATACGATGCCATCATCAGAGAACTTGAGGCGGCGGCCGCTGTCATAGAGCAGACACAGACCTACGGAGATGACGATGAAACGGACGGCGACACAGGCAGCGATAGAGGCGTTTGAGCGGCGCATCCGTGAACTGATGGCAGAGGGCTACGGCGTCCGGTTCGCCGTCGATCAGGCGTACCGCGAGAATCCCGTGATGAAGGTCATGTATGACGAGATGCGCGCACAGATACGCGCGGAGGCAGAACGTGGCTATGGTGCAACGCTGCCGCAGGGGCTCACAGACAGGCTCTTTACACACGCATGGACACCCGACGGGCTGACCCTCTCAGAGCGTACGACGCACGCTTCCATCCTTGTGCGGGAACTGGTCGCTCGGACGATCTCGGCGCAGATCAAGAAGAGCGCGTCCTATCGTCAGGCGAGCCTTGCGATCTTTGACGGGTACAAAATGGGCGGCGTTATTCCTGTGCAGGACGTACCCAAGTACCTCGCACAGACAATGGCGGTGGCACGTCATGCGGGCATACCGCGCGATGAGATGATGAAGATGCTAAAGCCCGTCCGTCGGCAGATCGAGAGGGGAACGACGGCGGGAATGCGTGCGGCATATTCGCAGCTCGTAGACGCACTTGAGGCACAGAACGAAAAGGCGCTGAATCGGGCAATCTTCACCGCGACGCAGGAGCGGACGCGCTACTTCGCCGACCGCATTGCGCGGATGGAGATGGCGCGGGCGTATCAGGACGGTTTTCTGCTCCGATGGGACAATAACGAAGATTGCGTTGCGTATCAGTGGAAGCTGTCGGGACGGCATCCGCGCTATGACATCTGTGATCTGTATGCAAAGGCGAATCTCTACGGGATGGGTGCGGGTGTGTTCCCGAAGGACAAAGTGCCGCGTTTGCCCGCCCATCCGCATTGTATGTGTTTTCTAAAGCCCGTTATCCGCGGCATGATGGACAATGAAACGCCGATTGACCGCATCGAGGAGGGCGGCAGGGAGTACCTTGACAGCGTCGACCTGCATCATCGGCAGATGCTCCTCGGGATTCACGGGGAGAAGGATGTGATGGACGGGAAAATCAGCTGGACACAAAAGGCGCGGGGGTACGGCGGTAAAAAAGTTGAGAGCAGACTATCGCCTGAGAGCGTGGAACGTGATATAATCAAGAAAAAGGGATTCGAAGAGCTTCAGGCGCACGTTGGGAAGCTCGACAACAAGACGGTGCGCGAGTGGTATGTGTATCACGATAAACAGATTCACGCACAAATCAGCAAAGACCTTCCAATGGAGCAACAAGCGCGGCAAGCGTTTGAGCTGCGTAATCTGTACCGACGCCAAGCGCGTGACTTGATGGCAGATCAGGAGCTTAGGCGAGAACTTGACCGGGATGAACCCATGCAGACGTGGGAAGGGATTATTGCACATAAGATGAAGAAATACCCTGGCATTTCACGGGAAGAAGCGATTCGGCAGATTTATGAAAGTGCGGTGCGCAGTCGCCGCAGTGTCAATGAAAAGTTCGGATTGGAGTGATGGTCATGAGTAGAACGTATCAGTATTTTTATACAATCTGTGACCAGTTTGCGCCAGACTTATTCCCTAAGCAATGCACCGCACTTGAAAAGCATATTCCGAACCTGCAAAAAGACAGGCTTCTTAAAGATGTTGATTCCAGTACATGGCAGTTCTATTCTTCGCCATATGGGGAGTTGGTCGTTAGAAACGACTATTCGATAAATGAACTGTACATCGAATCTGATTTCGACATAGAACCCTATTTTTCTTAGTCCGATAGCACTTGCACATATGCGGGTGCTTTTTTCATGCCCTCCGTGCTATGACGGCAGGGCTTTTTTGATGCGCGGGATGGAGACCCGCAAGGCTATTTTGCACGGGAGGCAAGAACATGGAACTCAAAGACGTATACGCGGCACTGGAGGCTGCAGAGAACGGCGCGGCGATGGTGGAGACCATCAAAAGCGAGCTGGCGGGCGTTCGGAAGGAGGCGGCAGACGCACGCATCGGGAGGAACAAGGCAGAGGAGGCGCTTGCCGGGCTGAAGAAGCAGCACGGGGAACTCGCAGAGAAGCACAAGGAGCTGGAGACGCAGCTCGGCGACGCGCAGAAGAGGGGCGCGGGTGCGCAGACGGAGATGCAGGCACTTCAAAAGCAGATCGCCGATTTTGCCAAGAAGTATGAGGCGGCGGAAGCTGCCCGCAAGAATGCCGAAGAGAAGCGCGTACAGGCGGACATCATGGCACAGACGGTCGATGCTCTCACCAAGAGCAACGCCGTCGACCCGCAGGAGTTCGCAAAACTCATTGTGCCGAGTATCAAGGTTGCTGAGGATGGTACGTACAGCTACACCAAAGCGGACGGTGCGCAGGGTACGATCGCTGACGGCGCGACGGAGTGGCTTGCGGGTAAGGCATGGGCGGTCAAGGATACGCAGAAGCCCGGCAGCGGCGATGGCAGGTCGCAGGATCATGGCGCAGGCGGTACGATTGCGGAGCAGTTCGCCGCTGCGCTCGGAGGTTGACGAAAAGGAGTAAAGACACATGGCAATCAATACACTTGAGATGGCAAAGATTTTTCAGCAGGAACTCGACAAGCAGATGCTTACGGCGGGCACGTCCGGCTGGATGGAGGCAAATGCCTCGAACGTGAAGTATAACGGCGGCGACACGGTTCGTATGCCGAGCATCTCCACGACGGGACTTGCAAAGTATGACCGCGACAACGGATTCAACCAAGGTGCGGTAACGCTTGCCTACAAGGACTACACGCTGACGCAGGATCGCGGGCGTACGTTCCACCTCGACTCCATGGACGTGGATGAGAGCAACTTCATCGCGTCGGCGGGGAACGTCATGGGCGAGTTCCAGCGGCTGCAGGTTGCGCCCGAGATCGACGCCTACCGCTACTCGCGCATTGCGTCACTCGCCAAGGGCGCATCGCACGAGGCGGCGGCATTCACACCGACGAAGGACAACATTCTCGGCAAGCTCGATGAGGAGATCACGAAGCTGCAGGACATCATCGGCGAGGATGAGCCGCTCGTCCTCATCATGGCGACGCCTGTCCGCACGATCCTCAACGGGGCGAAGGATGTGACGCGCTATCTTGACGTTGCGGACTTCAAGGCAGGTACGATCAACACGAAGGTGCGCACCTACAACGAGATCCCGATCCTCTCCGTGCCCTCGGCGCGCATGAAGACGGCATACGTTTTCAATGACGGAAAGAGTTCGGGACAGGAGGCGGGCGGCTTCAAGGCGGACACGGGGGCGAAGTCCATCAACTGGATTCTCATGGCACGCCGTGCGCCGATTGCGATCTCCAAGACGGACAAGGTGCGCATTTTCAGCCCCGACACGAACCAGAAGGCGGACGCGTGGAAGCTCGACTACCGCAAGTTTCACGATCTCTGGATTCCGAGCAACAAGCTGGCGGGCGTCTGGGTCAACACGGGTGCATGAGGAGGAACACAATGACAAGACTGGTACGGCTGAACGAAGTGCAGTATGCAGAGACGGAGCATCAGATCGCAGGACTCGTAGCGCAGGGCTTTGTTTCTGTGCCGCTTGAGGTGGCGGAGGTCAAGGAAGATAAGCCCCCGAAGGGCGGCAAGGGCAAAAAGGAGGTCGCTGCGCCGCCTGAGGGTGATGAGCAGCATTGAGGCGTTCCGTCGTAACCTGCGCCTTGCGGTTGAGGCAAGTGTGGTGGAGGTTGCGACGACTGCCAAGATGGAGCACCGATACAAGCAGCGGCATGGACGGCTCAAGGATGCGGTGCAGACGGCAATCGGTGAGAATGGTATGGAGGCGCGTGTGTACCTCGACGGGAACATCGCCCCCTATGCTGTTTTCATCCATGAGGGCATCAAACCGCATGATATTTTCCCAAAGCGGAGGAAGGCGCTGCGCTGGGTGGACGGGAACAAGTTTTTGTTTGCCAAGCGCGTCCGCTTCCCCGGATGGGATCCGGATCCATTTATCTATGACGCATTTGAGTCCAATCAAGAGACGATCATGAATATATTTGACCGCTATACGGAGCGGGCACTGCGGGAGGTGGAGGATGCTATTACAAGCAGACGCATTACAGGATAAGGACGAACTGCTCGGCGCGTCCGTGACGGATGATCTCATCACAGAGGCGGAGGAGTACCTGCGAGCAGCGGCGGCAGGTCTCGGAGTTGCGTGGGATACCGTGCAGCCGACCTACTATGTGCGGCGATTCCTCACGGTCTACGTGTTCCGCGAGTTGTGTATGCGTAAAAGTTACACAGGTACACAGACATGGGGAAGCGGCTCGGATGATCGGGACAGCTATGCGGGAAAATACAGTTTTTACCGCGACGAGATGAAACGCCTTGAGGCGTCCATGACAGCGGCCGCACTCACGGGCGCGGCGGCGGGCAGTCCCTATGGCAGCATCGCGCTTTATCGGGGGTGACGGAATGCTCTGGCTAAAGGTACTGGAGAGCCTGCGCGACTATCTGCGCGCGGCAGACATCGCCGATCAGGTCTATATCGGCGGCTACAAGCCGAGCGATGTGCGCCCCGACGAAAACGGCAAAGGTCTGATTTTTATTCAGCGTGATCGTGAGCGTCCTGCGAGTGATGACCTTGTGCAGGATATGCGCGTGCAGGTCAGCGTCGATACGTGGGTGAAATCGAGCGTTTCGTATCTGGAAAAAGGCTACAGAGCACTCGCCCACCTTGAAGGGGCGTTGATGGACGCATTGCGGCGCTATGAGAAGGAGACCACATACATCGCGGACGGTGTGCAGCTTATGCGGGTGCGCATGATCGAGACCGGCGGCGATGGGGACAGCGTGCGCCCGCTTGTCGGCAGCCGCACCTCACTTGAGATCATCGTCTATGAGGAAACATAAGGAGGAACGATATGGCTAAGCAGGCACGCGGATATAAGTCCGCGATGGTGATTGACTTTGAATCCTCGTTTGGAGTCGCACCCGGAACGAAAAAGGGCGTCGCACTGCCGATGAACAGCAACGACCTCTCGAAGGCGCAGACGCTCATCGAATCGGACACGATTACGGGCACGCGCAATGATACGCAGCCGGCACTCGGGCGCGTCAGCGTGGACGGGGACATTGAGATGCCCGCAGACTATGTGTCCTCGGGATATATGCTCAAGGCTCTTTTTGGCGACCCCAAGACCACGGGGACAACGGCGAACAAGACGCACGTCTTCACGGTCAAGGACACGCAGCCGTCCATAATCGTCGAGAAAGCTTTCCCCGACCTCAGTAAGTACGTCCGCTACAAGGGTGTCAAGATCAACACCTTCTCCGTCGACTACGGGCAGGACAGTGAAATGACGTTCAAGTACAACGTCATGGGCGCATCGCGTGAGCAGGACGGCACGGCGTATGACAGCGCGGCAAAGGCGGCAAAGCTCCTGCGCATCGCACAGAACCATGCCTACGTCAAGATCGATGGCGCGGAGAGCCGCATCGTCAAAGAGGGAGCACTTGAGATCAATGCGAACCTCGACGGCGATCAGTACGTTGTCGGCGGCGGAGGTCTGCGCGGGGACATTCCCGAAGGGCTCATGAAGGTTTCGGGCAGTCTCAAGGCTCTTTTTACGTCGACCGAGTGGATGGACAAGGCGGATACGGGTGCGCCCGTCGCTATGGAGATCGGATTCAAACTCGACGAGAATACATCGCTCGTTTTTGCAATGCCGACCGTACAGTTTGAGCCGTTCGACGCGCAGATCAGTGGCCCCGCAGGCGTGGTGGTGGATGTAAAGTGGCGTGCATTCTCGGCAGACGGAACGAGCATCGTTACAACGACGCTCAAGAATCAGCAGGAAGCATACTGAGACAAAAGAAAAAGCAGCCCCTTTGACGGGACTGCTTGACTAGGTCAGAGTTCAGCACCACAGATTGGACAGGAAGCGTGCTTGAAAACGTAAAACGGTAGGTATATCAGAAGACCGACCCCGCCTGTAAGAACGATCAGTAGAAGCACGATGATCCAGTTGACCTCTTTTCTTGGCTTGACTTCTCTATCACAGTATTTGCAGTATTTCATGAAAACACTCCTCTCAGCTATAGGATCTGATTGCAGTATTCTATTTGAGTGAAGGGAATCCCTGCTAAATATTAAAGAAAATACATCTTATGGTCGGATAAAAACCTCTTGACTTTTTGCCCGTATGAAATATAATAATAGTACGGGCAAAAAGTGAGGTGAGGAAATGGCTCGAATAGGTAGACCTAAATCAGTAAACCCTCAAAATGTACGACTAGAAATTAGGCTCACACAAGATGAATCCGAAAGACTGCGTCGTTGTGCAGATTCATTAGAGACAACACGGACAGACGTACTAAAACGTGGGATAAAACTGGTAGAGGACGAGCTAAAAGCAAATAAATAGAACGGGTTGTCGCCGACCAAGACAACAAAACCCGTTCCTAGAACAAAACCCGAAGGATTTGCTAAATCCATTATAGCATGATTCTTTGGGCAGGAAAAGGAGAATTGCATAATGGCAAACGAAGTACAGATTTTTGAGAGCGCCGAATTTGGCAAAGTACGGACGATTGTGAAGGATGGAGAGCCGTATTTCGTCGGCAAGGATGTGGCGGATATTCTCGGCTACAAAGATACGGTGAATGCGCTGAAAACCCACGTTGACGAGGAAGATAAGACGGGGTGGCAAATCACCACCCCGTCGCGCGGAACGCAGACGGCAACCATCATCAACGAATCAGGCGTCTATGCTCTGATTTTCGGCTCGAAGCTCCCCAAGGCAAAGCAGTTCAAGCGTTGGGTTACATCGGAAGTGCTGCCCTCCATCCGCAAGACTGGCTCGTACAACACCATCCCGAAAGACCGCAGCGAGTTTAAGGAACAGGAACTCAAAGCCCGTATGCTGAACGCGCGTGTGCGTGAGTCGAACCAGTATCTCAAGATCGCCGCGCAGATCGACATCCCTGAGTACCGCTACATCCTGCAGGCGAAGTCCGCAGAGGCACTCAACGGCGGTGTACCTGTCCTGCCCTTGCAGGAAGTCGAGCGCAAGACCTACTCTGCAACGGAGATCGGAGCAATGTTCGGCGTTTCCGCAAACAAGATCGGCAAGCTGGCGAACGCGCACAAGCTGAAAACGCCCGAGTACGGCAAGCTGTTCTACAGCAAGTCTGAGCACAGCGTCAAGGAAGTCGAGACGTGGCGGTACTATGACAGCGTCATCCCCGTGTTTGAGAAGATTTTCGGACGGGAGGTGGCGTAATCATGACGACCTCAGAACTGCTTGGACATCAGTTTCTTCCAGATGATAACGCAACGTCAGAGATTTACGGTCTGATCGACAAGCGACGTCCGATTGACGTTTGGGAGATGATGCGCAGTTATACGCTTGGCGTCATCATGGGAAAGCGCATGGAGCGTGCCCGCCGCAAGCGCAATCAGCAGTAAACTACAACTTCATCAGCGAACCCGCTCAACTCTGGGCGGGTTTTTTGATACTCATTTTTAGGAGGAGTTTGCGAATGGAGCTGTTATGAAAAAGGTCATACGGATGGGCGAGAGATTGATTTACAGGAAACGCCCGTCGAAATTCACGAAAATCGGATTGAGTTCCTGTTTATGCCTTGCTCACGCCGAGTTCGCGCATAAGGGCGTTCTGCAGGATATTCGAGAAGTTGATGTTGTGCTCCACCGCAAGAGTATCCAGCCATCGGGGAATGGAGAGGTTTTTTCGTACGGCTTTGGTATCATGCAGTCGGCGATAGGCAAGCGTATCCGCGCTGATGAGCGTTGCAAAACTGCCGTCATTACCGTTCAATGACGAAATTGGGGAAGGTACAGGGATTTCCATGTGCTCCTCTTCCATGTGCCAAAGCATGAGATTTAGAGCATCGGCGGCCATATCGAGTCCTTCCGGAATGGATGCAGCCTGCGTGAAGCATCCATCAATGTCCGGGAACAAGATGAAGAAGCCTCCTTCCTCGGGCTGAAAAAGAGCGGGGTATACATATTTCATAGAGGCTCATCCTTTCTATGGGTTATTTCAATCCTGCTTGCTTCATAATGGCATTCGTGAGTCCTGTCCCTGCCTCTTGGCTGCTGTGACGCGGGACTTGGAACAGTCTCTTTGTGATGGGGCTGTACCAGATGTCATGACTTCCGCCGCTCCTCTCTTTGTAGCAGCCGTTCTTTTTGAGTATTTTGATGAGTTCGGAAATCTTCATAGACACGCCCCCTTTTATGAAAGTATACACAATATTACACAATAAAACAAGACTTTAGGAGGAACAAAATGACAAACGAAACGACAAGCAATATCACGATCCGCTCCCTCACGGTGAAGGAAATGCGCGAATTGCGTAAGGCGGGGTATGACCCCGCTTTTGTGGATAAGGACGACAGCGCCGCTGCGACCACGGGCATGGTGGATTGGATCCTCGATCACGTCTACGCGGAACAGATCACGGATGATATGCCCTATAGTGAGGCGCTTCGCATTGCGACGGATACCTACGCCAAGACGTATGGGCGTGAGGTGGAGACAAAAAACTAACAGAGGTCTATCGGTGGGCACTGTCGGGGAGTCCCCAATACTGTGCAACGTGCCGCGAGGCATATGCACAGGAGGAGACTGTGCCGCCCTGTGTGGGCTGCGCGCACGATCCGCCCGTACTGATGGACGAGAATCAAGAGGCATGGATGCTGTGGCGGCACGTACAGACACAGCTGCGCACGTCGTTCGGCGACGTGGTCGGACTGGACTACTGTGCCGTGCGGCAGGTGGCAGATGTCTTGGGGGTAATCTTTGACCTTGCCGCACTGCATAAAATACAGGCACTTGAGGGCGTATTGCTGCAGGAGGTGAATGCGAAGAATGGCAAATAAAGAAATATCGGTTTCTATTCGTGCGCGGGATTATGCGACGGCAGCATTTGAAAAAGTGCGTGCGACGGTGAACTCCATCCGCGACCGCACGGTCAATGTTCGCGCGAATACGGGTGCGGCACAGGCGGCAGTACAGAGCGTCAGGGATAAGCTGGCGGGCATCCGTGACAAGGTCGTTCGTGTCAAAGTCGATACAGGCGGCGCAGAGGCAAATGTCGGAGGTGTGAGTGATTCCCTTGCGGAATTTGCAACCAAAGCAGGTCTTGCCGCGCTTGCGGTGACTGCCCTGCAGTCAGCTCTCTCTGCGGGAAAGTCCGCCTTCATCGAATATAATGCGGAGCTTGAGCAGACGCGCGTTGCCTTCACGTCGATGCTCGGCTCTGCGGCACAGGCAAATGCGATGATTGCCAATCTGCAGAAATTTGCAGCGGAAACGCCCTTTGAAATGCCCGGCGTACGCGATGCCGCGCAGCAGCTTCTCGCATTCGGCTATGACACCGAGGAGATCATTCCGACCCTGACCGCGCTCGGCAATGCCGCATCCGGGCTCGGGAAGGGGGAGGCGGGTTTCGGTCAGCTCGCCTTTGTATTCGGGCAGATTCGCACCACAGGCAAGCTCATGGGCAATGACGTTATGCAGCTCGCGCAGCTGGGCGTTCCCGTGAAGGACATTCTCGCAAAGAATCTCGGACTCACAAAGGACGAACTCGCGAATATCGGGGAGATGGGAATTGACGCGGATGTCGCGATCCAAGCCCTCATCGACGGTATGAATGAGCGTTTTCCTGAGATGATGAAAAAGCAGTCGGAGACATTCGAGGGTGTACTTTCAAACATCAAGGACAACATCGGGCAGGCGTTTGGACTCTCCGGGCTGCCGCTTTTCGAAGAGGCAAAGAAGGCGCTCCTTGAGATCAAAAATATCACGGACACGATGCTCTCCAATGCACAGGGCGGGAAAAGCCTCTTTGCGGGGATTCTGCCCGATGACCTCCTCCAAAAGGCGGAGACATTCGTCAACAATCTCAAGAAGAGTTTTGAGGGGCTTGCGCCCGTGGTTGAGCCATTCCTCGGAGCACTCGCCAAGGTCGCGGATGTCCTGCTCGATGTTGGAAGCATTGCGCTCGCCTCGCTGCGTCCGATCATCCCTGTCATTACACTGATTGGACAGGCCTTTTTCGCACTCGTCGGGGTCATTGCCAATGTGACGGACGTATTTCTGGAGAATTTCCTGACCATAAAGACGAATGCGGCGGATTCGTTCGATGAGACCTATGCCGTCATCGCGGATACGTGGCAGTCGGCGAAGGAGACCGTCACGGACTTCTGCACGGCAACGATAGAGTTTATCGCGGGGCTTGTTGCGGAGATTGACGAGGCGGTCTCCCCTGTGGTCGATACGTTTGCAAATGCGTTTCATGCAGCGGCGGATTTCGTCCGCGCGGCGATGGAGCGGGCAATCGCCTATGTGCGCACGTTCATCGCGTGGGTGGATGAGGCAATCGCCTCAGTGAAGGAGCTTGCCTTTGTCAAGGCGGCATCCAATGTGATCGGCGGTGTATCCGCGTGGCTCGGCGGCGTGTCCGATGATGTGGGTGACGTGCGTCAAAAGGGGCGCACACGTCTCGCGGGCTTGGGGTTCTACGGCGGCAATATTGGCGGCGACGGCGTGGACGGTGACATCATCGTCCCGCAGCGCACCGAGGTCAAGCCGCCGAGGGCGCACGCGCCGTCGTGGAGCGATATGGGCGGCGGTACTGCGGGCGGAACGCATTCGGCGGCAGACCCTGCGGCACGGGAGGCGCAGAAGCTCGCCGAGAAGATCGAACGCCTTACGGAAAAGGTACGGCAGAGTGTCGCTTTCCTTGCGCATGACATTGTGGGCGAGGTCGGCACGACCTATGAGAAGGGTATGGAAGCCCTGCGTCAAAAGACAGAGCAGATGGAGGCGCAGATTGCCGAGGCATCGGCGTTTGGCATTGATACGGATGCGCTGCGTGCAAAGCTGGACGAATATGCGAATATCGTCAAGGAGAAGGTCACAAAGGCATGGCGCGAGGCGAACGAAGACCTGCGCAGCGAGACCGCGCTCACATGGGCACAGGTGACGAAGGACGCGTGTGCAGAAGCGGAGGCGGTGTATCAGATCGGCGTGACGAAGCTCGCCCGCGAAAAGGAAAACCGCCTAAAAGAAGTCGCCATGACAAAGGATTCCGCTGAGGCGCATGTCGCGGTGGAGCAGTGGGCGGCGGCAGAAATGGCGAAGCTGGACGAGGCACGGATTGCCTCTCTGCGCGAGGTCAACAAGAAGCGACTGCAAGATATGCAGGAGCGCGGCGATGTCATGGGGATAAAGAACCATCTCGCCGCGTATGGCAAAGAACAGCAGGCGGACATCGACCTCGCAGGACAACAGGAGCTTGCAAGGGCATACGTCAATATCTGGAATGACGCGCACGCAAGCGTCTATGAGGGGGTCGCCTCGGCGATGCAGACGATGAACAGTTCCATGGCAAAGTCGTTCGAAGATGTCATTATGGGCACGAAGTCCGCGAAGGAGGCTGTTGCGGATTTCGGCAAAAGCGTGATTTCGATGATTGTCCAAATCGCGGCGCAGAAGATGGCGGCAAACATTGTGGGCGGCCTCTTTGGCAATGCGTTCGGCGGGATATTCGGCGGCGCAGGTATGGCAGGTGGCGCTGCCGCGCTGTCTGCGAGTGCGGGGATGGTCGGATGGGGAAAGAGCCTGACGGGGATTCGACCGTTTGCCGACGGTGGCATTGTGACCGCGCCGACACTTGGGTTGATCGGTGAGAAGGGGTACCGTGAGGCGGTGATCCCACTCACGCGCGGGCATATGGAGAAACTTGGAATCGCGCAGAAGAGGGAGTCGGCGCGTCCGATCCAGGTCATTGTGCAGACGCCCGATGCAGGGAGCTTTCGCCGTTCAGAAGCGCAGATCGCGGCGAGTGTGCGCCGCGCGGTCACGGCGGGGCAGCGGTTTTCATAAAGAGGAGGGAACAGGATGGCGGTCGCATTTCATGAGGTGCGCTTTCCCGAGGACATATCCTATGCGAGCTCGGGAGGCCCCGCATACTCGACGGATATTGTCACCATGAAGAACGGGAGCGAACAGCGCAACGTCAACTATACACAACCGCGCTGCAAGTATAACGCGGCACTGGGGGTCAAGACCGCCGCGCATATGGCAAAGGTTATTGAGTTCTTTCACGCACGCAAGGGGCGCGGCTTCGGCTTCCGCTATAAGGACTGGTCGGACTACCGACTCACGCGCGAACTCATCGCTGTCGGCGATGGTGCAAAGAACAAATTTCAGATGATAAAGACCTATACGAGCGGCGGTTTTTCAACGGTGCGAAAAATCCGAAAGCCTGTGAGTGAGACGGTGACGGTCTATCTGGATTCCACGCCTGCCACAGACTGGACGGTGGACTATACGAGCGGCGTTATCACCTTCAAGAATCCGCCGCCGCCGGGCAGAGGCATCTATTGCACCTGTGAGTTTGATGTGCCCGTGCGTTTTGACACTGACCACATGGATGTGAATCTGGAAGAGGCCGATCATTTCGCGTGGACGAGCATCCCGCTCATTGAACTCAGGGAGAGTGGCGGCTGATGGCGGAGCTCATCGCCCCGTCGGGCTTCCTGCAAATCTACACCAACCAAACGCACGCGGGGCTGAACTACAAAAACCTGAAGGAAATCTATATGCCCGCCGCCGGCTTTTCCTATGAAGAGAACTACGAACACCCCATCACACACAAAAAAATAAAAGGATCGTGGTTCTTCGATGAGGGCTATGAGGTCATGACACCGGAGCAGCGCGAACCACGTCACTACTGCATCAAGGGAAAGGCATCTTTTTCCTTCACTGGGACAAGCCTCATTATCCGCCTCATGCTCGACAGCGGCCAGGGAAAAGCGGAAATCTTCATCGACGGGAAACGCCCGTCGGAGATCGGGGCGTACGGCGCACGGGATGAGCTGGACTGCAATCTCGATCACCATGCGTTCGGCAATGGAGCGACGATGCAGTACCACGACTTTGTGGTTGTCGATGGGCTGGGCGAGGGGACACATACCTGTGAGATTTGCGCGGACAACAAGCGCGGTGTTTATTTCACACTGGGCGGGGCAAAAATCTATAAATATGAGATCGATCCGTTTATCATACACGGTTACCACGCACGCGAGACACTGCCGCACAATCAGGCGACGCTGCGCCTTGTCAATACATCGAAATATGCAGCGCGGAACATCGTCATGAACATTCCCGTGCGCTGTCTCAATCGCGGGAACGGTAAACCCTTCCCCCAGCCATATACTATTGCGGAGCTTGGGGCAGGTGAGCAGATTGCACTGCTCCTTTCCGTCGATGGCAGAGGATATGAGGATGCGGCGGATCTGTCTGTGTACTTGAGAGCGGAATACGGGATGAAGCCTTGTCCTGGCTATTCGGTACAGGAGGAAGAACACAGACTTCGAGCGGATGACAAACGGCTTACATTTACAGAGGGATGGATATTCAATCAACATAACGGTCTATACGGGATATTCTACGAGGCACTGACGGAAACGGCAGGAAGCGGGTTCCGCTTTCATACGGATGCTACAAGTATAACGATTTATGTTCATGATTCCTGGGGCGCACCGATGATCGCTGCTGAGATTGACGGCGTTCCTGCCGGTCGATGGACAATCAACGAGACGGATGTCTTCCAAAAGATTTCCCTCCATGCGTTATCTCCCAAGGATAAGGAGATACGTTTTTATCTTGAGAGCGATCAAAAAGAACAGGGCTTTTCATTCACTTCGATCCTGTTGAAAGAACCCGTATCCTACCTGCACAAATCGGAGCACATTCCCATCCGTATGACATTCGAATACATCAAGCCATTTGGGGTCACGCAGTTGAATTTTCTAGGCGGCGGATACGACTACGAGGGGACGAATGTGCTCCTCAGCGATGACCGCATCCCGCGTTGGAATATGGGCGCGAAGGAGGTCAAGGTCATGCGCCGCTATCCGACGTTCGCCCTCAACTATAGCGACCGCAATCACGGGAATCTCAAATACTATGACATTGTCATCGTTGACCCCGGCACGGTGACGCGCAAAGAGGTCGCTGCATGGCAGAAGATGGGTATCAAGGTGTTCGGCTACGTTTCCTTTGGCGAGGAGGATGGCGTTCTCGTTGATCCGTGGGATGTGAAATCGGGCAAGCGTCCGCACATCGACGACGGTGCGGGCGTTGGGGGCTACGCCTCCTATTACGCCAAGGGCGGCAACGGCTACGCCGAGTTGAATCAATGTCTGCATGACGGATTGATTGAGACGGGCGAGAAGAAATGTCTGTTGGGAGACGAACATTACTTCGCGGGAACAGGCTGCTGCACACGCGTCTGTCGGCATGATACCCGAAGGGGCTATCTGGACTGGGAGAGCGGCGGCACGTGCGGCGGGGGGCATACACGAAGGGACAACTGGCAGCGGACGGCAAGCGAGGCGTGCACCAATGCACAGTGTCCGCACTATGCGCCGTATCATGGCGGCTGTCCCCACTACGCGCACCATGACGGCTGGGGGCAGGATCTCAGCTACACCACCCCCGATTATCCCGACCAAAACGGCATCTGGGGCAGTTCCTATGTCAACCCGCTTGCGCCGCGCTGGAAGGAAAAACTCGCGTCGTTCTATCTGCGTCGCGTGTTCGGACTGCCAAAACAGGTGACGGAAAAGGTCAGACTGAACGTCTACAACTCCGAGCTTGTGGGGATCAGTTACACCTTTCGCACGTCGGAGTATCCCATTGACAAGGATGAACCCGTGCACCTGTATTCTGCGGAAGGGAAGGAATACCGAAGCCTTGCGTACAGCTTCGACCCGACGACGGGCGCGTTTCAAGTGGATAAAAATGACGTTGCGGCATTCGGTGATGCCGACGCGGAGCTCACCGTTTCCTATCATGTGGTCGGCATGGGCGCGGACGGCGTATTCATGGACACGCTAGACACCGTAGACGTATACCCGAGCGAAGCATTTCAACAGGGGATGGCACGGATGATCAATGAGCTAAAGGCGGCATATCCGCAAAAACAATTCATTGCGAACCGCGGCTTTTCCATCCTGAAGGACATCATCGCCTCCTGTTCCTACGTCATGTTCGAGACCTTCATCTCCGAATACAACTGGGAGACCAAGCAGTATCATCGGATCACCGACCCTGCTGCCATCGCATTCAATGATGAGATCAAGGAGCTGCTGCGCAAGCTGCGCAGGGATAACATCTTTGAGGTGCTGGCACTCAACTACTGCGCGGACGATGCCACGGGAGATGCGCTGCGCGAACAGATCGCCCAGGAGTGCTATACCGAGGGGTATCTTTCGTGGTCGTCCAATATTCAGCTCGACGATGTTCTGCGCCCGTATCTCGTACGATCCGACGCATGGAAAGAGAACGTAAAACAGGATAATCCGTTCTTTGGCAATGTTCCCGCAGTGGATTCGGGTTGGGTAGTGCGCGTACAAAATGAGGTCGAAATCTGCGGCGACTATACAGAATCCAACCGCATATGGCAAAGACTGCCCGCAGTAGAAAGGGATGATTGGTATGAAGTCCTGCGGTTTCCCGTGGTAGGCGGCTATCTGGAGCGTGAAGTGACAACGCTCGCTTGGTGCTGGCGGCTCGCACTTGCGGATGGTCGTGTCTTGGGCTTTACCTCCTGCGATGTGGATCTCGTCATCGACGGGGAGACCTACGAATCCTGTACGGGATTCGCGCCGACGGCAGTGTCCTCATCAAACGATCTTGCTACAGATAACCTTGATGTGGACGGTATGATTTCCAGCGAACGCATTACGGGGGAGGATATTTTTCTGGGGGTCTACGATAACGCCAAGATTCGTATCTTCATCTGCGACTATGAGCATACCGAGAATTACTTTATCCTGCGTGAAGGGACGGTCGGCAAAATCACGGCGGGAAAAACGGCGTTCAAGGCGGAGATACGCGGGCTCATGGATGCCTATCAACAGCAGGTCGGTCAGACGTACCAGCGCAAATGTCGGGCACGCCTTGGCGATGCACAGTGTCAATGCAGCATCGTGAATGATACCGTGACGGGCAGGGTAACCGCTGTCCGCGCAGACGGCAGTATCTTTACCGATGTTTCCCGCGCAGATGATTTCTTTACCTACGGCGTGCTGACGTTTTCGTCGGGGTTGAACAAGGGCGCATCCTATGAGGTGGAACAGTCCCTTGCACGCAACGGACAGATCCGTTTCTTTTCGCCGCCGCTTCATGAGGTCGTCGTCGGGGATACGTTTCATCTTGTTCCCGGCTGCAACGGAGAGCCGGATACCTGTAAAAAAAGATTTCACAACCTCATCAACTTTCGGGGCGAGCCGTACATCCCCGGCAACGACTACGCCGTAGGGTATCCGCTCAAGAAGGGCGGCAACATTGTCCCCGAGGGGCAGTCGGTGCAGCTCCGAAGTTTCGAGTTCCAGACGTGAGAGGAGAGAGAACAATGACGCGGGAGGAGATTGTAAACGAAGCGCGGCAGTGGATCGGGTGCAAATGGATTCATCAGGCGTGTGTGCGCGGTGTGGCGTGTGACTGTGTGGGACTCGTGCGCGGCGTGCACGCACAGCTCACAGGGGATGCCTTTGTCGGCGACTATGACTATCCTGCGACATGGCATCTCTTCAAGGAGGATGAAAAACTCTGTCAGGAGTGCAGGAAGTATCTTGATGAAATCCCTGTCAGGGAGGCAGGGGCGGGGGATATTCTCCTGTTTGGCTTTCGCCCGCGTTTTCCTGCGCATCATCTTGCAATTTTAACGGGCGATGGGACGATCATCCACTCCTATATGGACGTGGGGAAGGTTGTGGAGACGGCATACAACGAGGAGTGGCGGAACATGGCACGCTTTGCGTTCCGCTACCGGGAGGCGGAGTAATGGCGACGATTGCGTTGACCGCAATCGCGGGCAGTCTTGGCGCAAATGCGTTCTGGCTGGGTGTTGCGGGCTTTGTTGGCGGTATGCTCGATCAGCGGCTTTTTGCCGCAAAAATCAATACACATCAGGAAATCGGCAAGCAGAGCGATCTCAAGATGCAGACCGCGAGCATGGGGACGCCGATCATCACGGGCTACGGCAGGGCGCGTGTGGCGGGAAATATCATCTGGGGAACGAAATTCACCGAGCACGTCCATACGAGTACGCAGAGTCTCGGTGGAAAGGGCGGCGGTGGCGGCGGCAGCATCACGACAACGACATACAGTTACACCGTATCCTTTGCAACAGCAATCTGTGCGGGACCCATCAAGGATGTTTTGCGTGTCTGGGCGGACGGTGCTGAGATCAAGATACGAGGCTCGGATGTACCGATTGACTATACGCTTTATCTCGGGGATGAGGTGCAGCAGCCGGATCCGTTTATGGTGGGCATTGAGGGGGCGGACAACGTACCCGCCTATCGGGGGCTTGCCTACATTGTCGTGAAAGATTTGGACGTTGGCAAATTCGGCAACCGCATCCCGTCGCTCACGTTTGAAGTGGAATTCCCGGAAGATGGGGTCGAGGACATCATTCGGAATGTGACACGGGCGGCGGGGCTTCCCGTAGAGAAAATCCACATGGAAGGCATAGCGAATATGCGGGTCGAGGGCTTTACCATTGCAGGGGACAAGACTTTTCGCAGTCAGATCGAGGCACTGCAAACCGTATTCCCGTTCGATGGATTTGCGTATGACGGGAATATTATTTTCCGCAAGCGTGGAACGGGCGATGTTGTCACGATTGACGCAGATGACCTCGGCGCACAGGAAAACGAGAGTGAAGAATCCGCACTGACCGCCGTACGCACCCCCGATATTGACTTGCCGAAAACGGTCAAGCTCGCCTATATCTCAAAAGACCGCAGCTATCAGGACGGGACTGCCTCCTATACCAAGGCAGTGGCGCATGGTGTCAATGAGGTGAGCCTGGATACAAGCCTCGTTCTAAAAGATAGCGATGCAGTGATGGTCACCGAACAGCGGATGAAGGAATACTGGGCAAGCCGTACGTCCTTTTCGTTCAAACTCTCCACCAGATACGCGACGGTACAGGCGGGCACCCTCATCGACCTTCCCTACAACGGCCGCAGCGTCAAGGCGATGGTGACAAACGTCAGCTATGGACAACCAGGGCTGAATGAGATCACGGCACATCTCATTCACGGGCAGACCTTCGCGGCGGTGAAACGTGACCTGGATACGGCAGGCAAGGAGCTCGCGCCGCCCACGCCGACAGAGGTGCGCATGGAGCTCATTGACACGGCGCAGCTTCCAAACATGGAGGGGGCGGGGGGCGTCTTTATCGCCGCCGCTTCGAAAATCTACTATGGGGCGCATCTGTATCGGAGCGTCGATAACGGCGTATCCTTTTCCCTTATCAAGTCCGACATTCGTGCGGGTATTATCGGAGACACCGTCTCTGCTCTTGGTGCAGGAACACCATACACATGGGACAACCGCAGCAGTGTCGACGTTCGCCTTGTGAGCGGGACTCTTGAGAGTCGGCAGGAGATTGATGTACTGAACGGTGCAAATCTCTGCATCATCGGTGAGGAACTCGTGCAGTACCGCTCGGCGGTGTTGATTGCAGAAAACACCTATCGGCTGTCAGGTCTTTTGCGCGGACGGTTCGGGACGGAGCACCATATCAAAGGGCATATACCGGGGGAGCGGTTTGTACGCATCCATGCGGATCATGTGGAAAAACTCACAGCACCGACGGCGGACTGGTTTAAGCCCTATGTTTACCGCTACGGCTCGGCAAGTTACGGTGTCACGCATGAGAGCTATCGGCAAACCTCTGTCACCATTCGTGCGAACTCCAGTATGCCGCTCGCCCCGTGCCATTTGGAGGGGCAGCGTGCAAAGGGCGGCGACCTCGTCATCACGTGGGTGCGGCGCACGCGCGGCGACGGTGATATGAAGGACTACACGGACGTTCCTCTGAATGAAACGGCAGAACGATATGAATGCTGCATTGTGAAGGACGGGAACGAAATACGCACCTTTGCCGTGCACGTGCCGCGTGCGGTCTATACCGCCGCCGAGCAGACGGCGGATTTTGGCGGGATACAGGGGAATGTGCGCGTGCGCGTCTACCAGATCAGTGAGACGCGCGGGCGCGGTTTTGTAAGAGAGGAGATTATCTAGTGGCAGATCGGACAAGCAAGCTGAACCTGCAATACATCGTCGCCAACCAGTCACAAAAGGAGGTCACAATCAATGCGGATCTCAACGTGCTGGATATGCTCGTACAGGCGACGGCGAAGGGGATAGCGAACGCACCGCCCGCAAGCCCGGCTGAGGGAGAGATGTATATCATCGGCGACGCGCCGACAGGCGCGTGGGAGGGGAAGGCGAAACACCTTGCGGGTTTCTTTGCCGGTGTCTGGCTCATCGTTGCGCCGCGTGCGGGGTGGCGCGTCTGGCTCGAAGAGGGGACGGCGATGCGGTATCAAGACGGCAGGTGGACGGATGAGGGGGCGGGACTGGACGACAAAGCCCCACTTGCATCCCCCGCGCTCACGGGGAAACCAACTACGCCGACAGCGGCGAAAGGGACGAATGATGCACAGATCGCGAGCACCGCCTTTGTTGCACAGGCAGTCGCGACCCTCGTAAACTCGGCCCCCGAGACGCTTGACACCTTGCAGGAACTTGCTAAGGCACTCAACAACGACCCGAACTTTGCGACCACGATGTTGAATTTGCTAGCGGGGAAGGTCAGCAAGTCGGGCGATACGATGAGTGGCGGTCTCACATTTACGACAAATACGGTAGGTCTCTGTGGATATGTCAACAATGATCAAGACTATTGGCGATT